CTACTATCGGCTCTTCTTGCTTCAATGCCAGTTTCTGAAACTCCGCGATCAGAAGTTAATTGAGACGCCAAGGGATCTTGCGGTGAAAATTTTTTTCTTTCACTTCTAAAAGATCTTTTAGCTTCAGGAGACATCCATTCTTCTTCTTTTGCTTTTTCTAACACGCTATTTTTTTGAATTATAACATGACTATTCTCAAAATCAAAATTATGTGTAAATATAGTCCCATCTGGTAAAACTGAATACATATCTTTGGGCTTTGATTCGTGGAACGTGGTTCCTCTTCCCATAACCACTTTGCCTGAATTAGGGCCGTGATTATAAATCATTTTGTGCGTGTATCCATCTGATTCTATAATCGAATCTTGTCCTGTTAAATGAATAAGAGCACGAGCCGCTTCTTTTTGTTCATCAGAAGGGTTTACAATTAAGATAGATTTTTCAGGTTTTCCATAATAACCTTCTAAAGAATAGACATTCTTACCAGAAGTGTTCTGATTTAAAAATTCTAAAGCATCCTCATGCTTTAAAGGAACCTCAACTTTATCTGGATATTTAGGGTTTTCTACAGAGAAGATAATATGTGGCTGACTAATTAAATGTCTCATATTTCCTCTAAATAGTCGTTACGAATATTTTTTGTCCCATCAATCTTTGAAGCTGTTTCAAAATTTCTCTTTTCTTAAGTTGAAGCTCATTAATACGAGTTTGGTAAATGGCAGGACCTGGATTTGAAGAGCTTTGGCCAATACCATCTTGGCTTATACTTACAGATGTGTTTGAATTATTTGGAGCAATAGCACTTAAAATATTTAAAGCCGCGTAAATTCCAATCAAATTATTAACAACAATAGGAACTTGACCAGCATCTTTTGCTAGTCCTGCAGTAATTGTAATTTGCCAATAAGCAGGAACCCATTGTAAGCCATCTAAAACAGTTAGAAAAGCGATCCCAGCATTCCCTACAGCTCCAGTTACAGAATTTACTCCATAAGCAGCAAGAAGAGGCACTACATTGATAAGCCTTTGATGAAAGTTGGCCGTATCAATCCATTCCGCAGGAATTTCAAAAATATTTGCTCTATTGGCAGAGACAATCGCAAGCTGTTCAATAGAAATAATAGGTCCTGCATTTGATCTTAAATGGATATAAGACTTATAATCATTATAATGAAATGGAAGCCTTTCCACAAACTGTTCGGCAAAAACTGGAACTTTAAGTTCAATTTCAATTTCGTTTATTGCCATATTAATTTGATCTTTTAGCTCTTCATTTGAATAGCTAACATTAGGCGGGAGCTTTTCAAGAATTCCCTTTAAATATCTGCTTTTTAATTTAGCTGGAGTAAGTAAAGGCTCTACTCTGGTGAGTAAGCCTGAAGTATCATTTGCCTGTACAGGATAAACTTTAGTAGTTATAGCTTTTGTTTTTGTATAATCAGCCATTAGCATCCACCCTGATTAAACATTTCCACAATTAGACCTTGCATAACAACAAAACGCCTTACAACTCCCCCTTCAGTAAGAATAAACTGAACATTTCCTGAACTTGGCTTTTCTGTACTTAAAAGGTCTACTTTCCATAGTGAACCATCTAAAGTAGAAACTGCCGTGGCTGTTTTTGTAATGACATTATTAGGGTTTACTGCTGGAAATACAACCTGAACAGAAGGGCTAGCTCCAGTAGGAATGTACCTTAACCCATCTTGATCAAGATCAATTAATTGAAAATAAAGTGTGTTAGGTTCATCTAGCCTAATTGTCCACTCAGAAGCTTTTTGGAAAGAGTTAACATTTTGAAAATTTTTTAAAATTTGTGCTGAAAGTCTCACGAAACACTCCTATGGTCTACTCTTTAAAGATTGTCTTTGATTAGACCCTCTGCCCTATGATACAATATCATATATCTAGGAGGTCTAAATGATTATAGGGCTATCTGGCTGGAAGGGATCTGGCAAGGATTTGGCCTCAGACATATTGGTCGAAGAGTTTAGGTTTAAGAAAATTTCGTTTGCCAAAGCCCTAAAAGATATGGTTTCTGAGCAATACAATATACCTAGAAATTCTTTAGATAATCGAAATTTAAAAGAAGCCCCTTTATTTCAATATCCCGTAAACCCTCAGGATGATTTTTCTAGGGCAATTGTTGATCTCCTAAATAAGGAATTTAGGCCAGATGGGAATGGGAACCTCTATTGGACTCCAAGGGCTTTAGCTATATTAGAGGGCTCAATTAAACGTAGTGTTAATCCAGAATATTGGACAAATAAGGTATTGGCTCAAATTAAACCAGAGGACTTGGTTGTCATACCCGATCTTAGATACAAATCCGAAGCACGCCAAATTAGAGATTACGCAGCCTCTATTGGTATTAATTCTTGTCTAATAAGAATTAATCGCTTTGATGAAGCCCAATCTAACGATCCATCAGAGCGAGATTTAGATGATTATGAAGATTTTGATATTGTAATTGAAAATCGTGGGACAATAGAAGAATTTAAAGAGAAAATATTAAATTTTGTTTTTTCTAAGTTATGAAAATACCAAAAGAAAACCCACGACTTTAGTAGTGGGAGCTGTCAGCACGATTGGGAGATTAGGATCTGCAGAAATAGCTCCAACATAAAAAATAAAGCCCCTTTTAGGGGCTTTATTAAAAAGTGATTGTAAGTATTTGAAATTATTAAGGAAGACTTGTTGCGTTTGATTCTTCTTGATCTCCAGACTCGTCGGTAAGCTTTATTCCTACATATGTTATTGATATTCTAGAAGTAGCACGAGCATTTACGCCAGTATTGTAACTATTAGGAATGCAGCCAATCGCATTCATTATTAATTTTCCAGTTTGACGATCTCGGATAGAGATAGTGACTGGTCCAAGATTTAAAAGATCTTGAAGCTTTGGCATTTTGGGAAGTAGATGGACGCCCTGATCAACAACTCTGAAACCAGAACAGTTGATAGTAACAGCTTCATAGCTCGTAGGCACAACTTCATCCGGGCTGAACTTCCCAAGAATATGAATGGGCTCAGTTCCAATGTTTACTCCGTATGTGCAGCTTTCAAAAAGCCCAACAACCTTATTATCTACGCTAACGACCGCTCTTGCACCTGTAAGTGTCTTTGCCATTTTATTCTCCTAATTCTTTATCCAGCCTGTTCGACTTGGCTGATATCTATTGATATTGGTATAAAAAAGATTGTTGTAGCGAGCTTAATCTCAACGCTAACAGTCATAGTTGGCCCGCTAATAGATACTTTTTCGTTTCTATAGCCGAGTGGAGCATCATCACTAGCCGCAATAAGCTTTACTCTTTTATAGATATCCATTTTTTGTGCTAAGAATGCTAGCGCATCAGCTCTCGTAACATCTGCTAAAGACTGACCGACAAACTGAGTTTGGAAACTTTCGGCTAAATCAAGAGCAACCAAATCAGCAGCATAAACAGCTTGTAAGCTGTTATACACAAAGTTAGAATCAATTCCGTATGTCGACTGATCGCTCACCCATTTAACTCCAGCAGTGGCTGATTGTAATACTAAAAGTCCAGCAAGAAGAGCTTTTTCAATATCTCCCGGAGAACCACTATCAAACCCAACAGGGTCTTTGTAAGCGATCACGTTAGCAAGTTTGTTTGTGAAAGATTTGTAAAAACCAGCAGCTTGCATTCCAGCAGCGATACAAGCAGAATACCAAGGAGCAAAGGTTTTGACTTCTCCTTTAGAATCAATTTGGTCAACATCTTGGAAAGTCAAATAGCATCGATAGTTAGCTAAAGAAGCGGCTTTTGCTTCGGCATCAGCATAATTACCTTTAAAAGACAGCATAGCAACTCGATGTCTCTTAAGCTTAGCTGTACTCATTTTAAGAACATGGCTCTTAGTAGCTGCATGAATAGCATCGATAGTGTAAGTAGAGCCAGATTCGGTTAACCCGTCAGCAATGTCCGCAATAGCGTCTCTGCTAAATAAAGGAACCACAAAGTTGACAGCAACACCTTCAAGTTTTGCTAAAGCATCTACGATGTCGGCTCCAGAAGTAGATCCTTTAGAACCTCCAGCCAAGAAAACATAAGATGTCATTGGAGACGGAAGGCCATCTACATCGGTTGAAACAAAATCGACCGCAGCACTGGTAGCTAATGCATCTTTAAAATTTTTTAAAGATTTTTTAATACGTCCCGGCTTTAAAGAAGCGCCTGAAGCACAAATACCAATGTTAACAACCTTATCTAGGTCTTTTGGATTCATTTGCGCACCAAAAGTTGTGGCAGCAGCAGAATATCCTGGCTGAGACGAAATAAAGGCAGCAAGGTCTGTTACAGTGGTGTATTGAGTAAGATCGATAAAAAGGTTAGAGCCAACACCGCCTGTTACGTTAGTGGTCAAAGTATTTCCAATGATAGACAATGTAGCCGTGGTTCCAACATATCCGACTTCTAATGCTATTTGGCCTTTTGCTTCTAAAGTTTCGTTTAAACCAATATCAGATCTTACTATGGAGACCTCAACATCAGACTCAGTGGCAGACTTGTAAAGTCCAGCAGTTAGGGCTAAGTCAGTAAGGTTTCCAGAAACAATTTCGATAGTTTTACCCCAACCCTTTCTATAATTTGCAGGATCTGCATCAATTTTTAATTGGTATGTATTTGGAGCAGTGCCTGCAGAAGCTGTAATACCTGCAGGTAATAAACCATTAAGTTCAGCAACTAAAGTAGTAATATCTGAATGGTTGGCAGGGTTAGCGCTCAATGTAATAGTAGTAGTAGCTCCACCATTAACTCTAAAAGTTAAGGTAGCATTATTAAGAGCAGCGCCGAAAGCAGGGACAGTTCCAGAAATAACAGTTGGAGTGTTTTCTAACTGGCTAGCAGTTATCTTATATTTAACTTTATTCCCATCTTTCCCAAAATTTTTGGCATTGAAAATACCGTAATCTGTGTCTACAAGAGCTTCAGCTTTGGTTCCTGTATTTGTTTTTAAAATGTAAACTCGGTTAACTGATCCAGCAATATTAGCATCGGCAGAAGGAGCACTTAACGCTCCAAAAGCGTCAACGATAGGACCAGCTGTATATTTTCTCCTTACCTCATTAAATTGATCGGGGGTAAAGAAATTGGCTCTTAAAGTTTCGTTTACGTAACTTTCGCCGCCTTCGGCCTCACCGATGATTGCGATAACGCCAGTCGCTCCAATTCCAACAGGAGTAGAACGAACATTTTGTTCGAAGTAGGCTCCGGGAACCACAGTTGAAACGTAAGAAGTTGTTAATCTTATTGCCATTTTATTCTCCTAGCTATTTTTTTAGTCCAAAATGTTCCAAACCTTTTTCAAAAAGTTCGGGCTTATCAAAACCTGAAGCTTTTAAATGAGCCCAGAGGATTTCCTCTAGGTCTTTTGTTTTTTTATAATCTTTTTTAGCAACAGCCCAAAAAGCCGAAAAAGCTTCTCTAGCATCTTGCTGTACTTCTGAAGGGGCTTCAAAAGCAGCCTGACGAGCTAAACGAAATTCGTTCTGCTCTTTTTCTAGAGCTTCTCTCACAATTTCCTCCGTTGTTTTTTTATCAAAATTTCTTTTTCTGCCCATAATTACTCCTTTCTACAGGAGCCTTTCGTATATGGTTTTTTATTAGGAACGGGTTCGTAACCTTCCCAGCATCGGTTTTTAGATTTTGCCATTCTTTTGGCTTCCATTTTTTCCATAAACTTTTTTAACTTAAGCGGTTGTTTAGCAATTAGTTTAGTTTGAGCCTTAGGAGGATTAGGCTGAGGAACGTCAACTTCTGCCATTTGTGCAGAATTCTGATTCATTGGGTCAATCTTTTTCATTTCTTCTTTTGCTGAATGCTTTTCTGCCTTTTTAAGATGATCTTCAATTAGCTCTTTAGCTCTATTGAGGATACCTCTGGCAACTTCTTCTGCTGTATATTGTTTCTTTTCGTTCACTTTTAACTCCTCAATAAAAAGATTGATGCCCACCTAAAAAAGTAAATAATTTCAAATATTTAAAAGCACTTATTTTATTTTACCTTTCGTTCTTCTTTTTTCAAAGGCCCATCTTTAACAGTCTCTTTAGAGAGCGCACTTTTTTGAGCCTTTTTCATTTCGCATTTTTCCATAAATTTTTTTAATTTGTTTATTCCTTTTTCAGGTTTTTCCATACCTTGCTCCTCATTTGTAAACAATGCCCCGTAAGCAGCTTTATTAATTTTAGGCATTTTAGGCGTAGTAGACATTTGGGGCATTTTTGGCGTTTTAGGCATTTTAGGAGGCATACCAAGCTGAGCTTCTGCCTGAGCTTGTTTTTGTTGGTGCATTTCTGATATAGAAATGTCTTTTTGCAATACATTTTCTTTGTTGGCAGGAATAATATCTTGGGGTGCTTCAGCTATCATATTAGGATCAAGGATATCTCTAACAATATGTTGAGTGGCATGAGCCCGACTTTGTTTAGAGCCTAAAGCCTTCTTAAATGCCTGATAAAGAGATTTTTTTAAATCACTATTGCTCATATACTTAAGATTACCTCTTAGGAATCATTATTTTCATTTATTGTAGTCCAAATATCGTCTTCAGTATCCAGATAATCTGGGCTATCTAGATTAGATATAATTTTTATTCCAGAACGAATACCTTCTATAGTTTCTCCTTCAATTTCAACAGACTCTATAATTCTAGAAGGTGTTTTAAGCCAGCTATTTTCTACTTGTCCTGTAAGAGTTATGTAGCGACTAAAAACATTTTCTCCACCAGGTCCCTCGAAATTCGGATTCTGAATCAGATCGCTACTACTTACAGAGCTTTGCATGAATTGTCTTCCTTCTAAAAGGCTTTCTCTATACCTTAAAATAGTATAAAGTACAATAGCATGGAGCCAAAGAAGGGGCGCCGGATCTCCATGAACATGACATCCGATTGAATAGGTTTCTTGAAAGAACGTATGTTCTCTTCTTGCCTTATAAAATTGATATCTAGGAACAATACCAGCTTTTTTAAGCGTAAGCTCAAGATTAGGCTCCAATTTAATACCATTTGAAACAACAGCCTGAATAATATATCCGATCCCTGTATCTGGATCTACCAAAATTTGACCCGCTCTAACACCTTTAAGTTTTACAGATTTAGGCACGGTAAGTATTCCCGTCATTTGATCATATGAATCTGGAACAAAAGGCTTTACTATGTACGGGATGGGTTTGCCGATCTGGTTGGGCATTAAAGTTTCAACTTCTGTCGAAAGATCCGCAAGATGTTTCATTTCCTCTTTTTCAGAAGAGCTCCCAAGAGCAATTGTCACACAAGGGAAATGATCTTTATCGTTTCGATAGCGAAGATTAACTTCGATTTTATTGTTCATAAACCAGTCTTTAGCCGCATCGATCTCTTTTTGGCCGTATTTATCTCTTAAAGCTGGTTCTTGTATAAAATTTCCAAAAACATCATCGAGAAGCCAGAGATTCTTTCTCATGTCCTCTAGACCTTGACGAATTGCTTCGGCTATAATTACATCTCCAGCAAAAATCATTTTGTGTATTTCTCCAATATAGAAGGTAATATTTCATCATTAAAGATTTTCTCTGCCCATTCTAAGGCCTCATCCATAAATTTTTTAGCCTCAATGCCCGGATGAATCCACTTAGATCCCTCGTGCTTGGTACTTGCAACCCTAAATGTCATAATATCTCGTCTAATTTTGCCAGATGGAAGTCTGGTCTGATAAATTGTAAGACTATCCAATACCCCATGAGACGCTCTAATACTAGGCCTTGGGGAATTAATGTTTTTTATAACATGAAGTTTGCCTAATCTAGGACTTCCGTCGCCGTTATACTCAATTTTTTTATAAGGAATATTCCTAGCCTTTAATTCGGATTTTACTAAGTTTATAATATCTTGACTTTTTCTAGAAGTCTGGCTGGGTGGTTTATTATGACTAAATGGTATGGCTTTATATCTAGAACCGTCTTTTGCAGTTCTGGCATTTCTTTTAAGAAGGTCAGGTATCATAGAGCCTGCTTTTCGACCTTCTTCTAACCAAAGAGCTGGTTCATCAAGGCTAACAACCCAAATACCATTTTCAATTTCTTCGAATTTTAGATTGTCTAAATAGAGCTGTCTAGTTGATTTTAATTTTTCCGACGCAAGTTCTTGTGTTTTTGCATAAGTCATGGAGGCTACTTGTTTTACACCTTGTGTAATAGCTTCCTCTATTTCTTTTTTTAATTCCCCAAACTCTTGGGCGATTGCTTGAGCGTCTACAAAAAATCTCAGATTTGGCATCAATACCTCTCATGGGTAATATCGCCACCATTATCCAATACCATTCCAATTTTTGCGTCTATGTATTTTTTTCTTCCAGTTTGGTTATCAACAACTTTTATACGCCCATCGTTTGTAACAAAACCTTCTGGCCTTTCAGGTTTGGCGACGTGGCGGGTTGTTTGTTTGGCTGGCAGGCGCCCCACAGATATGCCTGTCAGCCTCTCTGCTTTGGGAGACGCTCTTGCCCTTCTTTTTCGTTTTCTTGAGAATATTCCCCAGAAGGAACTTCAATCATTTCTTGATCCTGATCTTTAGGCGCAACATGAGGACTAATCATTCTAGCAAGTTCGATCATGTTTTGAAGTAGTCCCAAAATAGAAGCATAAAGCTCTGGTTTGGTTTCTTTAATCTGATTCATCAGATCTTTATTTTGTTTAAAAGCATCTAAATTAGCAGCTATTCTTTGTAAAATATCCTCATTAACATCAGCGTCGGCAAGATCGGCATCTATATCATCTTCTTCTGTTGCCATTTCAGGATCTGCTTTTTCAGCCTCTGGATCTTTTTCTTTTTCTTCTTCGTTAAGGAGATTTTCTTCCCCTTCAAGGGAAATTGTTGGCTCCTGTTCGAATTCTGAAGGCTCTTCTTCTTCTTCTTCTGTGTTTTCATCGTTTTCTTCTAAATCTAATTCTAATGGGTATTCACCTTCATAGTTTTGATCTTGATAATCCTCGTTCTGATCTTGATAATCTTCGTATTGGTCTTGGTATCGATCGTACTGATCTTGGTATTGATCGTACTGATCTTGGTATTGATCGTACTGATCTTGGTATTGATCGTACTGATCTTGGTATTGATCGTATTGGTCTTGCTCTAAATCTAAAGGAATGTCTCCATCTGGAACAATATCATCGTCTACCATCTTATCTTCTGGCAAAGAATCTTCGATCACTCCTTCAGGATACTGCATCATATCTTCTGGAGATTCTTCATAAAATTCAGAACTCTTATCATCGGATTGTGGTATATCTTCTTGATCCAAAGAATCTTTATTGTTTTCTTTAATAG